TGGCGTTTGATAAAGGGTTGATTTCTAGCCGATACATGCGAAAAGGTTTTGTGTTTAAAGTGGCGACATACGTCGCCGCTACACTTGCCGCCGTTTTATTCGATGAAATGAGTGGTCAAAAGCAGTTCGCGGTATCGCTGGTATGGTTATATTTGGGTTCGTGTGAATTCTTATCCATTATGGAAAACCTACGCGACGGCGGAAATGTGATGCTAGGTAAATTTTTAGATTTAGTTAAAACTAAAATTGAAAACAAAGTTAAATTATAGGGGGTACCATGAGGGGTATTGATGTAAGCGAAAATAACGGTGTAGTTGATTGGGGCGCGGTTAAGGCGAACGGGTTCGATTTTGCCATTATCCGCATTGGTTATGGACGTGGCGATTTAGATAGTGAATTCTATAACAACGTAAACGGTGCAATAAACGCAGGTTTATCTATTGGCGTATACCATTATTCCTACGCTATAAATGAAGAACGTGCAGCGGACGAAGCAGAATTTGTATTGAATACATTGAACGATGCCGGCTTAACTGCTGATAAGTTGCCTATGGGCGTATGGTTCGATATGGAAGATGCTGATGATTACAAGGCAAATCGTGGCATGCCTACTAGCCAACAATTAACAAATATTTGTAGCGTGTTCATCAATAAATTATGGCAAGCTGGATATGTTAATACTGGTTTGTACGCTAGTTATGACTGGTTAGTAAATGTATTAGACCTTAGTCAATTAGGTGGTTGCGCTATCTGGTGCGCACAACTTAATAACCAATGCGACTATGAAGGGGCCAATTTGTGGCAGTACACATTTAGCGAAAACATCGAGGGCAAGGAATTTGATGCCGATTTAGTGCTAAATTGGCCTATTTAATAGGGGGTAATTATGGATACTATCATTCAATTATTAAGGCGATATGCGCCGGTCATTACCGTGGCAGCACTTGTGCTGCTGGTGGTGGTAGTTGGCTTAGTTTGTTACAAAATGGCTTATACAAAGAAATTGCAAGAACCTGTTATCCTCAATCAAACAGTAGCGAAAAATCCGCAGAAACTGGCGGATACGTTAAAAATCACGCCAAAGGAAGCAACGGAAGTAATTGCGTATAAGGAAACCGCGCAGCCGGTAGCAACGTATTATACACATGCGCCAACGTTACATGATGCGGCAGTAGTTACAAAAAATGCTATTAAGGATAAATCTCCGAATATTCCAAAGGAAGCTATAGAAAAAAGCGATAGAACCGCTGTAGTAGAAAATACAGATGAAAACAAAGTTGACGTGTACAAAATTAATCTAAACAAAGTGCATCGCATAATGGGCGGCGTTACTGTATTAGAAACAGGAAAGGTATACGAAACTATAGGGTATCAAGCGGGCGACTTTCAAGGTTTAGCGCATTTTGACGGTAAGCAGTTTAAAGGGGCCAGCGCACTTTATACATTCGCGAAATGGTAGGTGATCCGATTATCTCCGCACCGTACGGTTTACGGTAAACTATAATTCATTTAATGAAAGGGTATATGATATGAAAACATTTACATTTGAAGGCAAAACGCATATGTTCGCAGAAGAAGTAGAACCAAAGAAAGACGGTTTATACACCGCAACTTTAACAGACCATAACAATGTACGTTGTGAAATGTGGTTTGTAAATGGCGAATTAAAACGTCTTGTTGAATTAGATTAGTAATAAAGGGGTACCATAAGCGGTACCCCTCTTTTTTATTTGACGGCAAAAATACGTCAAAAATTTCATGTAAATCCATATAATTTTGTGGTTAGAATTTTAAATTTACGTTATGGCCAATCAATTAAAAACTACGATGTGCGATATTATGGATAAAAATTATTAAATACGCTATAATAAAGTATTGTTAAATATATGCGTAAAACACTGTTTTTTAATGCGTTTTTCTCTAAAACGGCATAAAAACGGCAAAAACTATTATCCAAAAATATTTGCCACTTTATCAGCGGCATTTTTTCGCATTTCGTCCGTGTAGTGAATATAATTGTTTATTACCGTATCTACGGTATCGCCCAATAGACTGGCAACGGTTTTTATATCTACATTATTTGCCAAAAGCGTACATGCGTAAGTATGCCGAAATGAATGCATAGTTTTATTTTGAACGTATTGTTTTAATACTTGATTGGCTAGTGTAGATTTATTATTTTTAAAATCAAATAACCGTTCTTTGCTAGATACTTTTTTAAAATTAGATAATATATCTGTTAAAACTGGCGGTATTGGAATAGTGCGAACGCCGTTTGTTGATTTTGTGTTGGCGTATCCGTATTTTCCGTTAATTAGCGCCGTCCATTGCTTATTAATTGTCATTGTTTGATTTACTAAATCAATATCAGACCAGTTTATGCCTATGATTTCGCCATAACGCGCCCCTGTATAACGTGCAACAGAAAATAGCACATAATACATATAATGTTTATCTTGCATGTTTTCTAATAATGATAATTCGTTTTCGGTAAAAACTGATAGTTTTTTATTATCCTTTTTCTTTAGGGTTTTAAGCCGCATACAAGGGTTTGTGTGGATAATGGCGTATGGTGATATGGCGTAATTGAATAACAATTTTAAAACGGCGGTGCATAGATTAATTGAACTGATTGAGTAGCTTGTATTATTAAATTCGCGCGTAATATCTAGCGTTGTTATTTCTGTTATTTTCTTATTTTTTAACGCATCAACTACATTTAATGCGTTTTTGTACGCGATTAAAGTATTGGCCGTTAAATTCAACTGTTCGTTTAAATATATATTGAAAAATTGCATTAAGGTTAAATCTTTTAGACTATCATCTATTGAAAAGGTGATAGTCTTTTTTAATTCATCAATGATCGTTTGCGCGTGAATTTTAGCAGCCTTTTGCGTTTCAAAACCCTGTTTAGATTTCTGGCGCCAGCGGTTGCCGTCTTTGTACGAAACGATACATTGAAACCCTTTATCTTTCTTTCTTATGGTTATATTGCATTGCATCGTCTAATTCCTCTATTGAATATTTGGCTATGTAATGCGCGGCAATAAATAAAGCTAATACTATAATCACTAATATATATCTATGTTCTTGCCACGGCACAAGGCCCAAAGCCAAGCCAATAATTAAATAAAAAACACTTTGATAAAAAGCTACATTAATTGCATCTTTCTTTTTCATGTTGAACCCCTTTATTTAACAATAAATGCGCAAAAGTATTCGCATCTATTTCAAGTTTTGCGCGTGTGGTGCTATCTAAGTCGCCGTATAAATCGTATTCACCATGAAGCAATGCATGCCCTAATTCATGCGCAAGTGCTTCGCGCTGCTGGCGCCTACTTAACCGGCTATTTATAATAATAGCCTTTTTAATCTCCGGTTTAATCAGTACACCACTAACACCTACGGGCATACGTTTATAAAATACTTTAATGTTTAACTTGCTTGCAATGCTGCGCGGTTCATTTGAGCCGTGCGACTTAATTAAATCTAAGACAAAAGAACACATATTGAACATGCTAACAATTCCCCTTGAATATTATTAATCTTCTAATACAGCTTTCAACACCTTTGATAATTTCGCTTTTTGCGAAGTAGTCAGTTTACGATCACCATAATAACAAATTAAAGTGCTATCACTTAATTGTTTTAAATCAACTTTTCTTTCGGTTGGTTTAATCTCAGGCGTTCCCGCTACGCCTTCCGTAAAATAAGAGGTTGGCACGTTGAAATACTCAGCCAAAATTTTAACAGTCTTTAAACTAGGCGTTGAGTTTTGAGTTTTCCAACGTGAAATAGTACTTTGTGCTATGCCTGTATCCTTTGAAACTTGATACATAGAAACGCCTGTTTTTTGCATGGCATCACTGAACCTTTGGTAAAACATGTTTAACCTCCGCAAATTATAAACGATTATTTATGATAATTTACGAAAAGTTTACTAGACTACTTGCGGAAACGCAACTATAATTAAGCCATAAGGTAGTTGCGGAAACGCAAGCAATCTTATAAACAATCGTGTTATAGCAGGTATGAAAGGTGAAATATTTATTACTTGCTATAACGCAAGTATATCAAATAGAAAAGGTGGTGTAAATGATTAAAACTGTTACAAAGAATATTTCCCGCTTGATGGATAACAAGGGTGTTAGCGCTTATAAGCTATCTAAAGAAACGGGAATATCGGAAAGTGTTATTTCCAGGTGGCGAAGTGGTGAGCAATCGCCTAGTGTTAGCAGCCTGGTAAAGGTGGCACACTATTTCAAGTGTGGGTTATCTGAATTGATGAAAGGAGATACGAAATGAAATTAACATACACCGTTGATGAAGTAGCTGAAGTGTTAGGCATTTCAAAATCTTCGGTGTATAACCTTAGGAATAATGGCGTTATTCACGCCATAGAGAAATTACCAGGTGTATTGTTTTCAGTACAAGAAATTCAAAATGTGGCGGGCATAGAGAACGAGTGTAACGCGTTTAACTACCGCAAATTATTGAAACGATGTGAAGAACTTGAAGAGGAAAACACAAAACTCAAACAAGGTATAAAAAAAATCACCAGCCAAATGCTGATGATCACGGGAGAAATATGCGATTACTAACGATAATTAAAATTATCGGTGCGGTATTCCTAGCTGGTACGCCTGGAAGTTTAGAACTAGACCGCATCACAATGTACGAAGCATGTTTGCAAATCACTATTGGGATATTGTTATTATGCGGCGGAATATACATTGATGAAATTAAAAGAAATGCCCAACAGTAGCGGCAACTACAATTGGGCAACGATGCAAACCATGAGAAAGCATCTTAACCACATCATACAACGATGTAGTTGAGGTGGCAAGGAGAAAATATGGATAAAAAAAGAGTTATAGACCTGCTAGAACGGTTTGAAAAAATTGAGGAAGAGAAAAGCAATAAATACCCTGGTATTTATATGGTTTTAGAAATAACGGCTAATTCGTATGGCACTTTTGAACATTACGTTTATGTTAGAGATACAGCTGCTAAAAAATCGTTCGTATGCTCTATAAAAGGGTATTCATCTAATATGGCAGCTGACGAAGTAGAAACATACGATGATGTATTAAACGTATTACGGGGGTTGCAAAATGGCTAGTATTTACGAACTTAATAAAGATTATGCGGAACTATCCGCAATGCTTGACGTGGCAGAAACGGAAGAAGAAATTCAAGTAATTCAAGATACATTAGAAATGATTAATGTATCTATTGAAGAAAAACTAGAAAACACAGGTAAATTTATTAAAAATACAGAAAGCGATATTGCTGGTATTAAGGCGGAAATCGACCGTTTAACTGCAATGAAGAAAACAAAAGAAAATTTTGTTGAACGGTTAAAAAATAACGTTGAATTTGCACTAAAAGAAAAAGGACTTGAAACGCTAACCGTTGGTACTTTCAAATGCGGATACCGTAAAAGTGAAAGTGTTGAAATTATCAACCTTGATGTAATCCCGGCGGACTTTACAAAGGTTGAAATCAAAGCCGATAAAACGGCAATTAAGAAGGCTATTAAAGCTGGGGAAATGGTAGAAGGCGCAGAAATTAAAGTAAACCAAAATTTCTATATTAAATAGGCGGTGTAGATATGGAATTTAGAACACTAAGAGAAAATGAAATTGATTGCCGTATCCAATCATTGAGCGAAAAGAACGGTGCAGTCGGTGCGGTGGTATTGCTATACAAAGATGCGCGCGTTGACATGCGTATGCTTGATGAAGTTGTAGGCGCATTGAATTGGCAACGTGAACATAAAATTGTTGGTGATCGCTTGTATTGTACAGTTTCGATTTACAATGAAAAAACTGGTGAATGGGTAAGTAAAAGTGATGTAGGCACAGAAAGCAACACAGAGAAGGAAAAGGGGCAAGCATCTGATAGTTTCAAGCGCGCCTGCTTTAATTGGGGCATAGGGCGTGAATTGTATTCAGCGCCATTCACATATATTCAGTTAAATAAAGGCGAATGGGACACCGGAAAAGACGGAAAACCTAAATCATATGCAAAATTCAAAGTACAAGAGATTGAATATGATGAAAACCGCAATATAAGCAAATTGGTTATTGTGGATAATAAAGGCTCAGTACGTTTCACAATGGGAAGTAATAATGCACAACCAACAACACAAAAGAAAGAACACGTACAAGGATATGATGAGTTTCTAGCATTGCAAAAGCAATACAATGTACCGCCTGCTGAAATTACGAAATATGTTGCAGCAGAATTCAAGAAACCGCGTGTTGCATTGCTAGATGAGTTTGAAATGGTGGCTGCATTAACCTGGTTGAAAAAGCGAATTGAAGAAAGCGCAAAATAATGAAGTGGGTAACAAAGGGAATTAATTTAATAAAGTCGATTGGCTGGAATATATTAATTCCCGCGCCGATTGATGAAGCGTTAAAAAAGTTAGACCCGGACATTGAATACATAGTTGAAATTAAACGTAAAATAAAGCGCCGTTCATTAAATGCCAACGCTTATGCGTGGGTATTGTGTGACAAAATAGCACGTGAATTGTCTAAACATGCCTACATTTCAAAGAATGACGTTTACAAGCGAGTTTTGATTGAATGTGGCAGGTTTACCTATCTACCAATTCAAAACGATGCCACAGAGCGTTTTATTGAGATTTGGGAAGGGCATGGGTTAGGGTGGCATGCTGAAAATGCGGGGCCTGCTAAAACAGAAGGTTATACAATCATTCGTGCATATCACGGCTCATCAGTATATAACCAACAAGAAATGGCAAGGTTAATTGATGCACTTGTTGATGAGTGCAGTCAGCTAGGTATTCCTTTAGAAAATGATGAGTACATCAATTCATTAGTACAGGAATGGGGCGAACATGAACAAAAGGAAAAAGCTGGATAACGTATTATACGCTCGCACTAGAAAATGGGCGTACGAGCGAGATAACGGCCAATGCGTACTATGCGGTGCGCCTGCATCGGAAGTACACCACATTGTATTTAGATCACAAATGGGGTTATCGAATTTAAAAAATTTAGCATGCTTATGCCGTGATTGCCACAATAAGGCACACGGCGAACATGCAAAAGAGATACGGGAAATATTGATTGAACGAAATGAGGGGGTTGGATGGCCGAACGACGAATGATGTCAAAGAAAATTATTGATACTGATAATTTCCTAGACATGCCACAAAGCACACAATGCTTATACTTTCATCTACTATTAAGGGCAGACGATGACGGGTTTATCCAATCACCAAAAAGCATTATGCGTATAACAGGGTGTAAGGAAGATGATTTAAAACTACTCATTGCCAAACGGTTTGTTATTGGTTTTGAAACTGGTGTTATAGTAATTCGCCATTGGCGTATACATAACTATGTTCAATCTGATAGGTATTCAAAATCAGAACTACCAGAAGCGCAAAGAGTGGAACTGGTTAATAAGGTATATGAACCGGTTGAAATGCCGATGAGTGCAGATAATAACTGCATGGATACAAAATGTATACAAAATGGATACAATCTGGATACACAGATAAGAATAGATAAGATAAGAGAAGAGGAGAATAGAGAAGAAATAATATGTCATGTTTCACATGACGATGAAATACCAAAACCACACGTTGAAATTATCGAGTATCTAAATCTCAAGACTGGTTCTAAATTTAAACCTTCAACGAAACCATATGTACAAGCAATACAAGCAAGACTAAAAGAAGGGTATTCGGTTGATGATTTTAAAACAGTGATCAATAAGAAGTGCGCAGAATGGATAGGGACGAAAATGGAAAAGTATCTAACGCCAAAAACATTATTTGCACCTAGTCATTTTGACCAATATTTGAACGCTAATGTAAAACCGGAATTGAATGATACGGAACGGCGTGTTGTTGAGATTAATGCGTTGATTGATGCAGCTGAAAGGGGAACATATGAAAGCGGAAATATTGAGGGCGATTGCACCACTAGGGGCGATATATCCAAGTTTTGATAACACGAAACTTCAAATATATGCATCACTATTGGAAGATATCCACCCGGTAACGTTAGAGGAAGCGGTAAAGCTGGTAATCAAAACTCATGAATTTGCGCCTAGCATTGCAACAATACGAAATAAGGCACGAGATATATCGCGGTATGTGAATTGCAAAGACGATATGATGCCAGCGCAAAGCGCATGGGCAATTGTAAGGAAGCGAGCCAGTAGCCCTGGATATGAAAGAGGGCTTGAAGGCCTTGAAGGTGTGATGCTAGAAGCGGCCAAAACTGTATGGGAATGCTTCAACCCGCACAATAAAGACTTTAACGAAAGCGCAGCTATGAGCCAATTTGTCAAAGCCTATGAGCGAATAGAAGCACGGGAACAAAAACGCCAAGAGGTGGCGGAAGTAGTGCAACGGAAAGGCGTATTGCTAGAAGCTAGAAAACGGGCTGAAATTAATAGTAAAAAGCCGGTAAAGATGCTTGATAATGGGCATTTAGTAGAAACGGATAGTTTAACGGATACCATAAAACAGGCGAATATACCGGAAGAAGGGAAACAAAAGATACTGGGGTTGATGAAATGACTAGGGGAATTAAACGAAAAACAAAATATAAAGTGTATCCCATGTTAATTGCATGCAGATGTGATGCGGGGCTAACACAAGAAGAATTGGGCAACTCGATTGGCGTAGGTTCGGAAACGTACAAACGCCATGAAAGAGGTGAAACGCCATTTACAATTTACGAAATGTTCGAAATTCAAAAGATGCTCAATGAGCGATTAGGCAAATATTATACGCTTGATGAATTATTCGAAATGGAAAGGTTATAATCATGAATTCTGTACAAATTTTAGGAAACCTAGCGCGCGACCCGGAAGTGCGTTATACAAAAACAGGCAAAGCAGTTGCATCTTTTACAATTGCGGCTACAAATACATATACCGACAGTGAAGGCGTAGCGAAAGAACAAACCGCATTTATCAATTGTGTAGCATGGGGAAAAGTTGGGGAGCAAGTCGGAAATTACAAAAAAGGCAATAGGCTATTTGTTGAAGGCCGAATTCAAACACGAAGTTATGAAACGCAAGATAATCAAAAAAGGTATGTTACGGAAGTTGTAGCTGGTTTCGTTGGCGTATCACTACTAAATGAAAGTAGTGAGCCAAGTAACTTTGATAATTTCGATGCAACTGATCCGAATGAAAATATTCCGTTCTAAGAGGTGAAAAATGAAAGAAGAAACATATCAAGATAGATTTGTAAAAGAATACATTGAATTGAAATGCAGATATAAGAAGTTGCATAAAATGTTAGTCAAATATGATGCAAAGACTTTGGAATTTACGCCAACTTGCCCTATTGAAATACTAAAAGCACAAGCCAAATTGATGCGAAAGTATTTGTATATTTTGGAAGTTAGGGCAGAAATTGAAAAAGTTAAATTCCCAGTAACGTTGGATTGAATTAAAGGTTATGAGATGCACATATGGGGACTATTTGATGATGGCAATGGGTGTTATCGTCAAGCGGTAGATGAATATAACATGAATATGGGGGGGCAACACACAATAACATCAATAGGAATTGGTGATGCGTGTATCCATCAAGACCTTGCAATTAATACGTTGCATAAACCAAACGCATTATGGGAACAGTTGGACAAGCTAGATAGACCTGATGTTATTCTAGCTAGTCCGCCATGCGAAAGCTGGAGCGTAGCAAGTGCTATGAAAGGCGGTAATGCGTGTTGGAAACAAGAAAAGGATATGACTATCAATCTATTTGGTGAATATGAGCAGGGAAGTAAATTCACAATAAGAAATCACATCGATTATGAGAACTACCAGTTTAAATATGATAAGTCATTCTTAACACGTATCAATGGTGAAATGTGTATCTACAATACATTGAAAATCATTGAGCGTTACCAACCGAAAGTATTCGTGATTGAAAACCCAGCATATGGGCGAATATGGGAATACATAGCAAATGTAATAGGGTTCAATATTCCGTATGAAAACCTAACCTATTACAACAACTATGATTATCAGATTAAGAAACCTACAAAGTTTGGTAGCAACATCGATTTGAAATTATTAAAAGATAACATCAAAAACACAATCGAGTTTAAAAGTATGAATGTTAAAGGTATCAATCGATACAATGCTAGATCACATATTCCGTTAGAATTGGTGAAAGATATATTAAAGCGATGTGAGCAATATATAGAGAGGTAAATATGTACGAATTACAAGAAAAAGCAATCAATGTAGCAAGAACAGTATTGTTTAATAAATTTGGTTATAACGCTAATGAATTAGCACTTATGGATATGTATGTAGTGTGGTTTTGTAAAACGTTACAAAACTGGAAAGCGTTGGTAAGCGGTGTACATATCAAAGAGTATATCGAAGTTACATATAACGGGGATAAGCAAGAAACATATATTGATGTGTATAACAAGACATATAACGCGTGCGTAAAAGATAATGACTTTATGCAACTTCCTTAGTTTGTTAAAGAAATAAGCGATATGAATGATAAAGATCACATTTAAAGGTAGACCTATAACCAAGAAAAACCACGGACAGTTAGTGAAACGAAACGGCAAAATGTGCATGATACCGTCAAAAGCATACCGGGAATATGAAGAAAGCTGCTTATGGCAAATAGCAGGAAAGAAAATATATGTTCCAGGTGTGGTAGTGGTTGAATGTGTGTATTACATGCCCGATAAGAAATCGTTCCCCGATTTAATTGGGTTATTGCAAGCGACAAGCGACATACTAACAAAAGCCCGTGTGATTGATGATGATAAGTGGATATGCTCATATGGTTCCAGCCGTATAGCTGGCTACGATAAGGCGAACCCTAGGGCAGAAATCACCATAACAAATGGGCATAGTGAAGCATTGAACGCATTAAAGAAATAGGAGAAGAAACAAATGGCAAATACATCGACGGTAGGGATACCGTTCAATTGTAAGAACTGGCTAGCATTAGCAGCTACTGTATATGGAGATGTAAGCGCAGATGAAGCATTAAGCTATTGCGGACTGAAAACAAGACGCGACCAAACTGCATGGCGTGAGAAACATAAACACGAAGTACGAAAGATGTATAGTGAAGGGCTAACGCTATCAAAAATTGCGGATATATTATGCACGAGCAGGCACAATGTAAAAAAAGTGCTGGTTGATGCAGGCTTATATATTTAATAACAGTAGCGGCAACTACTTATTTGAATTTAGAAAATAACGAGGTAAATCATGAGAAAACATCTTTTAACAGTAGCAGTATTAACAATGGTTAGTGGGTTGGCATGTGCAAATGGAATTGTAACAGGGCCGGTAGAACCGAACACGCAAGCGCCAACGGTTAGCGGATATAATTCAGCAGCATTAGGCGTGAATACGAATGTTACCGGTACAAATTCTATTGTGTTGGGGCGCGATAATACAGTAACGGGCAACGATACAACTATTATTGGCGGTGGCAATGGGTTAGTTGGTGCGGATCAATCTAGCATTATCGGATACAATAACTACATGGGCGCTCACAAGGAACAAACGATTGTGGGGGCTAATAACACCACGGATAACCAGGGTGCGGTAATTGTGGGTACTCATTCAGTGGTAAGAGGCATTGATGCGGCCGTATTAGGGAATAACGCGAGCGCACCGGTACAAAATTCTGTAGCTATTGGGACCAATAGCCAAACAGAGGAAGCGGTAGGCGTTAAACAAGTAATGCTAAACGGTAGAACGCATGTGTTCGCCGGCGAAGCGCCAAATAGTAGCGTTTCATTTGGCGCTAAGAAAAGCAATACCTATAGTGCGTTAGATAACTATACAAGACAGTTGCACAACGTCAGCGCGGGGCGCGTTGATGCAAGTAGTTTAGATGCCGTTAATGGCTCGCAATTATTTGCAGCCTATGACGAAATTGGCGTGAACGGTGAAAAAATAAATCAACTAGATAATCGCGTAACACAGAACGCTCAAAATCTTCAAAATTTAGCCGTTAAGGTGGATGCGAATTATTCGACAATAAATAACACTATCAACAAAACAAACGCGCGTGTGAACGAAAATAGCACGGCTATTTTAGAAAATAAAAACGCAATTAACCAAAATAAAATGGGTTTAGACAACCATGAATTAAGAATTTCAGATTTAGAACGAGGGATGCAAGGGCAAGTATCCACGCTTAAAAGCGATATTGCAAAAGTAGGCGCTGCAAATGCTGCATTGGCAGGCTTGCACCCGCTAGAATTTAACTCCGATGATAAGGCATCATATAGCGTATCATTCGGACACGTTAGAAACGCCAACGCGGTGGCAGTCGGCGCATATTATCGCCCTAATGAAAAAACAATGTTTGGCATCGCCTATACATTTGGTGCAGAACAAGCATTTAATATCTCCGCATCATTTAAATTCGGTAAATCAAGCGAATATGTACCAGTTTCTAAAGGCGAAATTACAGAAATGCGCGCGGAACTAGCAACGTTAAAAGCATTAGTGCGTGTGCAAGGTTAGTTGTTACTATTGAAGGGGCTTTTACAGCCCCTTTGATATAATAGTAACAGGGAAAGGGGTTTTATAAGATGCCTATTATTGATCCAATGTATTTGTACTTAATCGAAGTGTTGCATAACATTGATATACTTAACCAAGGCTTGTTTTTCACTTTGACTATATTGCTTGTGTGTTTCGGTGGCGTATGTTGTTTAGAAAAAGAGGTTAAACAAGAAACGCTTAAGCATAAGCGCTTAATTATATGTGTATGCAGCATATGGGTAGTATCGTTAATGGTGGCAGTGCTGGTTCCTACGAAAGATGCGATGTATAAAATGCTCATTGCCCATTATGTAACCACGGATAACCTACAAGCTGTTAATGAATTGGTAAAAGGGAATATCCAAGATTACTTGAACATGTTAGAAAACACAATTCGCAACTTGCGATAAGGGGGATATATGACCGATAAGGAGTACAGGGAAATAGGTAAATCGTACCTGGAACCAATCAAGAGCGTATCCATACGTATTAATTCGCTAAAAGAGGACTTAAATAACACGATGAACGATATTGTCAGTGTGGGCGCAATTGATTATTCAAAGGAACGCCTAAGCGGTGGCGGAACACCTACAGGAATAGAACGATGCATAATCAGATTAGAAAATAAACGCGAAGCCGTACAGGCGGAAATACGGCAGTTAATTGAAGAACGTGAAAACGCATATGACGTTATTAAACATTGCACACGAGGGCAAGAACAAATATTATTGCTCCGGGAATACATCGACGGGAAAGATGCGAAATATGCGAAATCGTTTATTGATCGTGGCAAGAGCCAAGCCAATGACATGAAAACCGCTGCATTGATTAAGGTAGGCGCATTCATTCAAGACGGTATATTATTAATCGGTTTAAATCGGTAACAATCGGAATAAATCGGAACACGTCGGAATGTGCGTATATAGTATAATATAAGGTGTAAAGTGCTAGTTGAGCATTTGCATTTTCTCCTTTTGCATGCAGGTTAGTAGTTGCGGGGTACACAACGCCCCGCAATTGCATACTGTAAACAAATACCGATATAGTGAAAACCTTCATACTATAAATAATTTTGCTGTTGTTAAATTTCATTTGTTTTTTCGTGGTTGAATACTTGTATCGTTTCAAAAGTTTCATAAGAGCGCATGAGAACTATCGGTATTTGTTTAGAATATGCAATAAAATAGAATAAAACAAAAATAAAATGGGGCGTATCCGCGGCGATATACCCCATTTCTTGTATAAAAGTAACATTTGATTATTGAAAACTGAACGCGCTGCATCTGTTTGATACTAGTTATTGAACGTTTGCCCCGTGTTTGGTTTTGAGTAATCAAAAAAGCCACCGTTGAAGGTGGCTTGTATTATTTAGTGGCTAATAGCTTGCGTATTCTGTTGTTTTGCTCGGTGGTATATGCATCAACTACATCGAATATTTCTTCACGAAGATTAAAAGCCGTGAAGCATTCGGCGAATGAGTTGGAACGGCGGCGAAGTAATTCGCATTTTTCGGCCAAGTACCTAAGCATCATTGTTAGGTTGGCTATATCGTCGGTACCGAGTACATCAAGAATACCTTCGTTAGTGTGTTTGATACTTTCATAAACCTCTTTGATGATTTCTACTGAATTTAATTCGTTGTATCTGATCGCGTTTTTGATTTCTTGAATTGTCATTTGCATGGTTGTAATCTCCTTTTTTAGTAACTGGCGGTAGTGATTGGCTACCGCCTTTATTGTTATTCGTAAATATGGCTAGCGATAACTTCATTCTTGCTAGTATCTACTAATTGCCATTCAAAACCGAATGACATATTGTGAATGAATTCAGATGCTTGAGCCTTTGTTTCAAAATTCCATGTTTGATTTGTGTTTAAGTCTTTAAGTGTTAGCATTTTAATTTCTCCTTTTCGCTTAATTGCGTTTTCCGATGTATCTTATGGCTTCATTATACTTGCGTTTTCGCAAGTAGTCAATAGGGAAATTAAAAATTTTTCAAAAAAGTTTTGTGAAGGTGGTGAAAAGCTAGTGAATATCATATGTACAAAGTCAAAATGTCTTAACAATAAGAACGGCCAATGCACGGCCAGCGAAATATATTATGACGGGTTATGCCAAACATATTGCACTAGCAAACACGCAGCCAAGCAAGTAGCCGGCATATGTGCGCGATCACACGGGCGCATGAAAGCAAAAGATAATAACATTCTGAAATAAGGGGGTGAAATAATGACGGATAGAAAAACATATACAAAGCTAACCTATAAAGACTGGGAAGCGGAAGAAAAAATATTGCTTATAGAAGGTTGGGCGCGTAACGGCTTAACAAATGAGCAGATAGCCGAAAATATGCAAATATCAGTTGTTACCCTTTGGGAATGGCGAAAGAAATCAACTAAAATTTCTAATGCCCTAAAAATAGGAAAAGAAGAAGCGGACTTGAATGTTGAAAATGCACTTTATAAAGAAGCGCTAAAAGGAAACACTACCGCCATTATATTCTGGCTTAAAAATCGCAAATCTAAAGAATGGCGCGACAAGATACAACAGGAAATCACAACAGAAAGCGCCGTTAAGTTGGTTATTGATAACAATGAACTGAGTGATACAGATGAGTAAAACAAATCTGTTTCGCGATGTGATACGGCCAACACCTAAGCAAAAAGAATTCTTGCGGGCAGTAAAGCAAAATATATATACGCTATATGGCGGCGCTGCTGGTGGTGGTAAATCATATATACTCCGTTGGGGTTTAGTGTGGCTTTTAATTGACTGGTTCATTCAAACAGGAATTAAAGGCATACGCGTAGGGTTATTTTGTGAAGATTACCCGAGTTTAGATGATCGTCAAATCTCTAAAATAAAAATGGAGTTTCCCGAATGGTTAGGAAGCTATAAAGAAAGTAACCATGAATTCACATTAAACAATGAATTAGGCGGCGGCGTTATCTGTTTTCGTAACTTAGATAACCCAAGTAAATATTTATCGAGCGAATTCGCTGCTATTGCTATTGATGAATTAACCTTGAATAGTCGCGACGTGTTCGACTTCTTGCGTATGCGGCTCCGCTGGACTGGTATAAGTGATACGAAGCTAATCGCAGCAACTAACCCGGGCGGTAAAGGTCATATGTGGGTTAAGGATTTGTTTATTGATAGAAATTTTACGAAAGAAATGCAACCATTCGCGGATAAGATTGCATATATCCAAGCAAGGGCAAGCGATAACCCGCATCTATCACAGAATTATATAGATGCACTTAATACGCTACCGGAAAAACTACGTAAAGCATACCTAGAAGGCGACTGGAACATATTCGAAGGTCAAGTATTTACGGAATTTAGAACAGAGAAACATGTAATAGAACCGTTTGAAGTACCGCATCATTGGCAACGATATCGTTCAATGGACTGGGGATATACGAAACCATATGCAGTATATTCCTACGCGGTTGATTATGACGATGTGTTATATATCACAGGTGAGTATTACGGTTGCAAGCCGGGGATGCCGGATACAGGAATGCAAGAAACGGCGCGGGAAGTAGCGCAAAAGATAGAACACTTGAAAGACTATCAAGGCGTAGCAGACCCAGCAATTTGGCAGCGGACAGGGCATGACGGGCCAACGATTGCGGAAATATTTGCAACGGAAGGCGTGTATTGGGTGCGTGCTGATAATGATAGATTAGCCGGACTGATGCAAGTACATCAACGCTTGAAGGAAGGTAAGTTGAAGATATTTAGTAATTGCGTACACTTAATACGAACGCTGCCAGCTTTAACTTATGACAAAATCAAAGTGGAAGATGTAGATACCAAACAAGAAGATCATGCGTATGATGCGGTGCGTTATATGTGCATGGCGCGGCCTGTAAAATCAGTTAAACCAGAAAAGCCATTTAATGACGGTTATAAATATGTTGATGATAGTGAAGGAGATATAAGCGCATGGGGCGTATGAGTGAAAGGGCGTTGCGTGATTACGCCTTTAAGGTTCTTAAATCGGAATACGGGGAACGTGAAGAAAAGGGCGTTATTATTCCGGCAAAATATACAGATGAACAACTAGCGGAATTCGCAAAAGCAATGCCACAATGGCAACTAGAACAAATGTACGATATGATTTATGGTTCTGAAATGGTGGAATAATGAACATAGAACAAACTTTTGATATATACGAAGCAAAACAAAATGTAAAAA